GAACCAAACGATGTCATAGATAGATATTTTAAATCAAATAGAGCTAGATTTGAAGTGCAAAAAGAAATGTACAAAAACATAAGCGCTGCACAAATACTCGGTGTTGATGATAAAAAACTACGACAAGAGTTTAAAGACAGGCAAATAAGTGCAGGCACATATAGAAATTTAGAGTCTGGAAAATTTGAACCATACTTTCCATCTGAAGATATACAAAGGAGATTCGCAGAAATAGCTAACAATTTAGGAGATGTTAATGTGTTTCCACTAGTCCGTTCTACTTTAAGAACAATGAGAGACATATTTAAACAACAACCTTTATTTGGTGGTTTTGATGTACAAGTGGGAGACTTCTTATTTGAAGATATTCGTACACCATCTTTACCGCAACAACCACAACCTATTACACCTGCGCCTAGAGCAAACGTGATACCAAGTACTGGGTTGACACAAACTGAGACTGCATTATTATCGCCCGAAGAACAAATTATAAGACAAAGGACTAGAACTTAATGGCAATAGAGCCCAAAACAACACGAGAACATATTGTAGCCCTGTATGGACACATATCAGGTGTTAAGAAAAATATTAATCATATGCATCAAGGTATTCACAAATTGGGCGGCAAGATAGACAAAATCTATTGGGTTCTTTTAGCAGCGGTGGGGACCGTTGCCATACTTCTATTGGAGAGGTTTATAACTTAAAATCAAAAGATATAATTCTTTTTTTAAACGACACAGGATTCGGTTTTGTAAAATGGACGATGTGTTGTGGTATAATTACAATATCACCCTCTTCTGCCTCTGGCTCGTATATTACACTTCTATCTTTATCATTATTCCAAGGTTGTAGATAACAAGTAGCCGGTGATTTTTTATGCATATCTAAATAGAGAATACCACAATGACCTATAGAACCATGATTGTGTGGAATATGATAATCTCCTTTGTCGTATGACGCTGACCAAGCACCATAAAAATTTAATATTCTACCATGGTGTTCAGATATTTGATCAAACTCTTCTTTAAATATTTTTAACAAAGCGCCAGATATTTTATTATTGTCTCTGTTGCTATAAAAATTTTCAAACCTTCTTTCAGGGTATTTTTTAAGTTCTTTCTTAATTAATTTTTTCTTTTCTTTAAAATTATTAGTCTTTATTGTTAAAAATTCTATTTTAAATGGTGTATCTATATTCATTCTGCCTACTTTGTTGCTGCATATTGTCATAATAACTTTTATGAAATATTAAACCTAAATTACTAAGTATTTCTCTCTCTAACATTTTATCATCAGTTGTCTTATAAGTTTGCATATATCGTGTTATAATTTTCCAATCGCTTGGAGAAGCATTCCATTTAGTAAGAATATAATTATCTAACAAATCTAAAACTTCTTCTTTTTTTAATAGGTAGTAGGCCATTTTAAAATACTTAGAAATATTTAATAGTTTAGGTCTAAATTTAAGTATAAAATAAGCCTCTCTAACATTTAATCTTTTTTCAGGACATTTTATTATAACTACTTTTTTACAGCGTCCTGTTCTTTTCCGTGCATACTTTCTAAAAGGTCTGCCCTTAGAAAAATCTTTAGTTAAACCAACATAATTACAATTTTTCATCTCTTTATCTGTAAACCTTAAATAAATTGCTGGTCCCTTGTAGTCGTAGATCCTTTTACTTTTCCATTTTATATCCATTGTCTTAGCTCCTCTCCCATAACTTTTGATGCGATATTTATTTTTTTACGTAAAGATTTAACGATCTTGGTATCTACAGTATCATCTGCTATAATATCTACGTATGTCACTGTTTTCTTTTGCCCTATTCTGTGTGCTCTGTCTTCTGATTGCATTCTTTTTTCAAGATCATATCCGTTAGAATAATAAATAACAGTATTTGCAGATGTTAACGTAATACCATAACCGCCTGTCTGTGGTGTTCCTACAAAGAATCTTACCTTATCATTCGTTTTAAAATTTTTAATAGCATAGTCTCGTTCTTCAGGTAGCGTTTTGCCATAATAATGGACCACGGAACCCGGACCATACTGTTTCTCTATTTGTTTTACTATTGTTTCAACATCGTGTTGATAGTGGGCCCATATAATCGCTTTGCCTTCTATCTCATCTAACACGCTCAAAAGCTCTGTAATTCTATTGTTTTTGATATTTTGTATCGTACCGTCATTAGCAGAAAAATGACCACAAGTTATTTGATGTAGTCTCATTAACTGAGATAAAGCAGTTGCTGTGGTCACAGTCTTACCATTCAATGTAGCCAAAGCTTCTTTTCTCATTTGTTTATATACTTTATTTTGCTCTGGTGATAATTCTATTTCTCTTTTCATGTAAATTTTATCAGGTAAATCTAAACAATCTTCTTTCAACACTCTGTATGAAAAAGGTTTTAATTTTTCTGCAAGTTCTGCAAGGTTTTGATAACCAACAACTAAATTAATCGTTCGACCCGCTATATTAGTTCCTTTCACGACAGCATATCTATTTCTAAAAGAGTAGTATGATGGATGATTTAAATGCCTTGGATCTAAAAATTCACATTGAGTGTACAAGTCTAATGGATTTCTTGTAACTGGTGATCCTGTCATTATACGTTTATAGTCAGCTAGTTTTGATAACATTAAAATATTTTTTGTTCTTTTTGCTTTTGGATTTTTTATCGTAGTGGATTCATCAATGGCCATTAAACATTTATGTGATGATAAAAATCTATGTGCATACGTAAAACCTTTTTCTGTACTAAAAGCTTCTACATTCATAATTAATATGTGTAGTCCTTCTTCATTAAAACGAAGTTTCTCTTCTTGTTGTTTATTAATATTTGATTGCCACAATACGGTCACATTTTTGACATGATCTGGTAAATGTGTAGGCAACTCTTGATTGTACCAAGTGCCTATCACACCTTTAGGCGCAACAATTAATGCACCATTAATTTTTTCTTTATCATAAAGTGCTGTTAAATTATCTATAAGAACTTTTGTTTTACCTGTACCCATTTCCATAAAGTATGCAAACGTTTCTTGATTCCAAGATTTTTCTAATGCAACCTGTTGGTGTGCATAAGGATCGGTTTTAAATTTGAAGTCCATAACTACTTGACATCGATATAGGATAATGCTATTAAAGTCAAGTACTTTAAAAAAGTATAGAAACGGAGAAAAACGAATGACGATTAATTTTGAGAAGGACCAAGTAGAAGTCTTTGACAAAACAAAAAATATAAACAGACTTGCAGATAAAATAAAAGAATTGCAAGCACATCAACAACAACTAGAAATCCAAGAAGACGCAATCAAACAAAAAAAGAAAGACATAGAATATTTATCGGGAGAAGTAATACCGACTATGTTGTCTGAAATGGGTTTATCTTTTTTAAAACTACAAGATGGATCATCTGTAGAAGTAAAAACGAATTACAGCGCCACAATAACTCAAGCTAAAAAAGAGGAGGCGTTTAACTGGCTTCGTCAGAACGGACTCGGCGACATCATCAAGAATGAGGTTGTCGTATCCTTTGGACGTTCTGAGGATGACAAGGCAGCAGCTTATGCTGAACTTGCGAAGGGTCAAGGGCTCGAACCGACACAAAAGCTGAAGGTAGAGCCTATGACCCTGAAAGCGCTCGTCCGTGAGCGTCTCGAGGCAGGAAAAGAAATGCCAACGGAACTTTTCAACATTTATGTTGGAAACAAAACAACAATAAAGAGGAAACAATAATCATGAGTGAAGTACAAGTGAAAAAGAAAAATGAAGTAAGTGCGAATATGTTTGAACAAGACAAAGGCCAAGGTATTGCAAATATCTCGCAAGAAGATCTTGCTTTACCTTTCTTAAAAGTTCTTGGTCAGCTATCTCCAGAAGTAAACAAAAGAGACGCTAAATTTGTGCAGGGGGCAGAACCTGGCATGATAATAAATACCGTGACAAACGAGATTTATGACGGCGAAAAGGGGATAGAAGTCATTCCATGTCACTACAAAAGACAGCATATCGAATGGCAAGATAGAGGTGAAAGTCAGGGAGCTCCAGTAAAAATATATGAAGCTGGTGATGACTTACCTGCAACTACAAGAGATAAGTTTAATAAAGATAGATTAGCCAATGGTAACTATCTTGAAACAACTGCTAATCATTTTGTGGTTGTCCTAGGTAAAAATCCTACGACTGCATTGATATCCATGAAAGCTACTCAATTAAAAATTAGTAGAAAATGGAACACAATGATGACGGGTTTGAAAATGAAAGGATCAAACGGCATGTTTACGCCGCCAACATACAGCCACATTTATAAACTAAAAACTGTGCAACAGTCTAACGACAAAGGCACATGGTTTGGTTGGGATGTAGCAAGAGTTGGTCCTATCACTGACGCCAATGTTTATGCAACGGCAAAAGACTTCAGCAACGCAGTTGCTAAAGGTAGTGTCGAAGTTAAACAAGGAGACAGAGAAACAGAATCCAAATCACCGTATTAAGGACTTCCAGGCATGGAGGACGTTGGAGGCGGCCCCGGGAGACTGCGGCCGCCCCTTTTAAAGGAGGATTATGGATCAATTTAAAAAGATATTTCAGGGCTTACAGAGAGCCCATGGCTGCACTTATGTAGACAAAAAAGGTGCTGATGGTTTAAAAATCAAAGGTAAGTCTTTTGTCAAAAGAGAGATAGTCACTGATTTACTTTGGGAGAACCATCTCAAAGGCATAGAACCCAGTCTAGGTATTATACCCATAAACGAAGACAATAAATGTGTATGGGGTTGTATCGATGTAGATAAGTATGACAACCTAGACCACAAACAAATAATTAAAAAAATAGATCAATACTTACTTCCGCTTTTTGTTTGTAGATCAAAAAGTGGTGGAGCACATATATTTTTATTTACAAAAGATTTTGTACCGGCAAAATTAATGCGTGATAAGCTCATGTCAATAAGTGCCATACTTGGGTTTGGTAATGCTGAGGTTTTTCCAAAACAGATAGAATTAAAATCGGAAGATGATACAGGAAATTTTTTAAACTTACCATATTTTAATTGTAAAAATACAACAAGATATTGCTATGATAAATCTGGACAAGCTGTTACAATTACGGCTTTTTTAGATTCTATAAAACAAAGCTCTATCACACCAAAAGAATTAGAAGAACTACAAGTTAAAAGACCACCATCAGAATTTAGCGATGGACCACCATGTCTTGAATCTTTAACGAGAGAAAAGTTAAGCGATACAAGAGACAGAGTGATGTATCAATTTATAATATATGCAAAGAAGAAGTGGCCAGATGAGTGGCAAGAAAAACTAAATCCATTTAATTACAGATATTTTAATCCACCCCTAGCAGATAAAAAGATAGAAGATAAAAAGAAAAACTTTGACAAGAAAGAGTTTGGTTACAAATGTGAAGAAGAGCCAATGTGTAACCACTGTGATAAACAACTTTGTAAAACTAGACCTTTTGGTATTGGTAAACAAATTTTATTTCCACACTTATCAGACTTACAAATAATAGAGACAGAAGAAAAAGAATTTAGATTAAACGTAGATGGCCAAAGAGTATCACTCAAAGCAGATCACCTTGCAGAGCAAAACTTATTTAGAAAAGCGATGATAGATCAAGTTTATGTTAGTCCACCAAAATTAAAACCAGAAGATTTTAGAACGTTAGTACAAAATTTATTAGATAATAAAGAGATAGTAAAAGCACCACAAGGGTCATCTAAGATAGACCAACTAGGTCAACATTTAGAAAATTATTGCACGAGTCTCACGGCAGAAGGATCTGCAAAAGAAGATATTGAAAATGGAAACGTATGGAACTACCAGGGACATCATCATTTTTCTTTTCATATTTTTTATCATCAGTATTTATCAAAACGAAAATGGAAAACAGATTATGATCGCACTTTGTTCTGGTTGAAGGACAATCATGACTGTGATACAGAACATCGTATGATGGTTGGGAAAAAGAAACTACAAGTAGTCAAGTTAAAACAATTCCAAAAACAAGAACAGAAAATAAAAAAGAGAACGTTTAAAAAGGAGGACGCATTTTGAAAACTATCGTATTGGGTCCACCTGGCACTGGTAAGACAACCACACTATTAAACGAAGTAGAAAAATATTTAAAAGAAACTGATCCTAATAGAATAGGTTATTTTTCTTTTACACAGAAAGCTGCGTACGAAGCCAGAGATAGAGCCATGGCTAAGTTTAATTATAGTGAAGATGACTTACCTTATTTTAGAACACTACACTCTCTTGCATTTAGGCAGCTAGGAATCAAAAAAGAAAACGTAATGCAAAAACACCACTATGATGATCTTGGTAAAAAAACAAATATGGTTGTTGACTACAATGAATACGATAACGAACACACAGGATTATTTACAACTAAAAGTGATTTACTTAGAATAGTGCAGCTAGCAAAACTTAGAGACATCACACCTGAACAACAATTTAATTTAAAAGAACACTCACAAAACATAACAATACACCAACTGAAACAATTTGTATCTGATCTTAATCAATACAAAAAAGACTATGGTCTAATAGATTTTACAGACATGATTACAGAATTTGTTAAATCAGACAAGTCACCTAAGTTTGATGTTGTATTTATTGATGAGGCACAAGACTTATCATTATCCCAATGGGATATGGCAAGGTCAATATGGGATAAAACAAGGGATACTTATATTGCAGGAGACGACGATCAAGCTATATTTAGGTGGGCTGGCGCAGACGTAGACAGTTTTATAACACAGACAGGGAGACTAATGCAGTTGACACAGTCATACCGTATACCGCAGGTAGTTCATGATGTGGCATCACGCATAGTAAATAGGATACAAAACCGACTACCAAAAGAGTGGCGACCAAGAACACAAAGAGGATTGCTTTCATATTATAATGACTTCGAACAGATTAACATGAGAGAGGGTAACTGGCTAGTCCTAGCTAGAACTAGATTTATGTTAAATGAACTTGAGGATAACTTAAGGTCCCAAGGGTTGTATTACGAGAACAAGTTTAGAACGAATGTAGAACAAGACTTGTACAAAGCTGTAACAGACTGGGAACAACTCAGGCAAGGTCAACTTTTAAAATACGACCAACTAGAAAAAATTTCTTCATACACAAGTATGTGGGACAAACAAAAAATGAAAGGTATGGTGAAAGATGCTTTTTATGGAATCGATCAATTAAAAAAAGATTATGGTCTTAAAACAAATGCAATTTGGTTTGAGGCTTTTAATGATGCACCGGAGAAGAAAGTAAGATATATTAGACGAATGAGGGAAAATGGTGAGAAGCTTACAAAAGCACCACGTATAACTTTATCTACAATTCACGGAGTAAAAGGTGGTGAGCAGGACAACGTAATTCTCCTGACTGACTTATCTAGAAACACACAAAAGAATTACGAAAAAAATCCTGATGATGAAAATAGATTATTCTATGTTGGTGCAACTAGAACTAAAAATCATTTACACATCATCAGACCCAAAGACATTTACAAAGGATATAGAATATGAAAACAGAAGACGCGTTAAAGTTAGCGCAAGAACTAGTTACAGGACCTAGAGCAAAAACCTACGGAGATAAAATAAGAAACCACGCAAACATTGGAAAATTATGGTCAGCATATCTCGATAAAGAAATAACAGCACATGACGCTGCTGTAATGTTAGCTTTGTTAAAAGTAGCACGGACTAAATTTGGTCAACCAACAGAAGACACTTACGTAGATGCAGCAGCCTATATGGCAATAGCTGGTGAGTGTAAACATGAAAACGAAGAAGACTGGGTAGAGGGACATAAAAAATGGAAGAAAAATAATGAAGACTCCTTTATTTAAACCACAGACAGAGTGGATACCACCCACAGACTTTCCTGATCTTGGAAAGTATGATGAGATAGCTGTCGACTTAGAAACAAAAGATCCAAACCTAAATGAAAGAATGGGATCTGGATCTGTTGTTGGTGTAGGTGATGTTGTAGGTATATCATTAGCCACACATGACTGGTGCGCATACTATCCTATTGCACACGAAGGTGGCGGTAACATGGATCGTAAAGTAGTTTTAAAATGGCTGCAAGATCAGATGAGTACAGACTCCATAAAAATATTTCACAATGCCATGTACGATATATGTTGGTTAAGAAAGTTAGGTATAAAAGTTGAAGGAACAATCGTAGATACAATGATAGCTGCAGGTTTAGTAAATGAAAATAGATTACGTTACGATTTAAATGGTTTGTCTAGAGACTACATCGGTAAAGGTAAAGACGAGTCAGCGTTATACGAAGCAGCAAAGTCTTGGGGTGTAGATCCAAAAGCAGAGATGTATAAACTACCAGCCATGTACGTTGGAGCTTACGCGGAGCGTGACGCCCAACTCACATTGGAGTTGTGGC